TCTCTCCCACCTAACCCGTCCCGTTTACCCCCCCTGTACCCTCTTTCTTGAGGAATTTCTTAGGACTATTCTTATCAAGAGTCCTTATCAAGATTCTTATCTCTAAGCTTATTCACTCATTAGATATACATATAGCATCATGTTTAGAACTATTATGTATAGAACGATTAGAACGATCATATCGGTATTCATCGGAGCATTCCTTATCGACTTTATGGAATGCATCTTATCAACTATCTCAGCAGTTGTCTACACCTTTCTTAATATATTTATATAGAACATCACTCGGAGAGTGTACAGTGCTAGGAAGATCACTAGGAAGATCACTTATCAACGTATATAGAAAGGTTCTAGGTTCTTTCTCTAAGAGTCTGTATTGGTTCGGGAGCTTGCCTCTTTTGTCTTTTCTTTCTATTGTGTTCTATTGCTCTATGTTCTATCTCTCTACCTATTCATTCTATACTTATTTCTATACTTATTACTCTACTACTTCATATCATAGTTCTTAGCACTATTCTTATATCTATACTTATATACATATTCTTATTACGTTCTTATCTATATGTTCTTATCGTACTTATATAGATACTTATATTTATATTCTTATATTAGTATTTATTAGAAGTTTTATCATAGTTCTTATTCTATTCTATTCTAGTAGTGTAACTTCAAATATTATCTATATATATCAATCATTTAATCTACCCTGAAAATAAGCTTATAAGAGTATAGATGTAATAATATTGATTAATTTATGATCACATGAATAAATTATTTATAGAAAGTGCTTGACGTATAAATCCTAACGTATTACTATGCACTCATACCAAGCGATGACGAATCTCTTGAGTTACTCTTTAAAGTATTTATTCATTAGTTCTTATCAGTGTATCAATCAATCCAATGGTGATCACTATGGAACAATTAGCAGAGCATATCAATAGTACGTACCTATCGAAAGATGTACACTCTGATGGTAAGTTATGGGTTATATTTAATCACGATGGTAAAGACTACCAACGAGAGGTTAAGTTTAAACCCTTTAGTAATTTCCCAATTGAGTACATTAATTTCAAAGGTAAGCAGTACCAAGTGAATACTGTTAAAAGTGCATCGGCTTAGGCTGATACACTGATAAGAATTAAATTGAATAAATATGAAATTAAGTGTTGACAACGAAATCAAACATGATTAAGATGGCAACCATAGCAAACGAGCTAGGCTAGAGACAGAAGCTTCTTAGAGGTGGATGTTGAAGGTGAATTGTAAGGCAGTAGCAAGCCGTTAATGATGTAATGTGCTACATAGGCGGTGTAAGGTAAGCCAGAACAAATTACCTGAGCGGTGTATCCCGTTATCGAGCCGATATTCGATAGATGTACTGAGTCCTTTAAGGATAAACTTATTACTTAGGTAGTAAGCTCTTATCGAACTAGGCTTTAAGGCGTTAAGTCTTTAATAATTCCGTAAGGATTTATATAGTTGTATTGGCTGCACTTGCAATCGATACAACGCTTATAAATCTTTCTAACCACGTACTAAGGAGTACAACTATGACTAATTATGTAGTAAAGAATGCTGAATTAACCACTGAACAACATGACCGCTTACAAGGTAAAGGTTATAAGTTTGATAATACTAATGGTGAAGATCTGACAGGTGGTAATCACTTTATTGTATCCGACCGTATTAATGAATACAGTACCAACGCTAACAACCTTTGTTTACTAACATGTGGTGGCTTTGAACTGTATGAATCTGTAGATCAGCTCATTGATGTGTTGCCTAATGTTGTCGGCTTTGTAGTAGGTGCTCGTGTAAAGCTTAATAACTTACAAGGTAATCCTAAGATGTTTAACTACGAGACTTGGAGCGAAGCTGGCTTTGAATTAGGTGCTGCTGGTACAATCATTGCAGAAGTTGATTATGTAGGTGATGTATATGTACGTTTCGATACAGCATCTCATCCAGACCGTGATGACAAGGAATTATGGGTAGCTGTTGCTGACCTAATCTTAGAGTAATCTTACAGATGGTTGGTATAGCCGACCATGTTAATAAGGTTATTTAACAACTCACATAAGGTGAACACTATGAAACTATTAATCACTGTCGAAGATATTAATAAAGCAATCGCGTCTATCTCTAAGCGTGGCAAGCAATTAGACAACGACATCCATGTAGCTGGTGTTAGTTGTCTTAAGCACTGTGATGCTCATGGCGATAGCACTTTGTTGGATAAGCTAGTTCAAGCTATGCCTAAAGGTTCACGCAAAGCAGCGTTCTGTGAATGGGCTTTAGCGTATGGCAATGTACGTATGCTTGACCGTGAGAACAAAGCAGACAAGAGTGCTATTGAACAAGGTCGATTGTTCGCTAAGGATAAGTCTAAAACTTATGATGAAGCGGGTGCTATTGCTAACCATTGGGTAGATTTTAAACCTGAGCCAGACCTGTTAACGACTTTCGATGTTCATGCTCAAGTGGCTGCACTTATCAGTAAGTACAATAAAGCGATTAACAAAGGCGTTGATATTGAAGGTAAAGCGGATGCAGCCAAAGAGTTGCGTACGTTGTTAAACCAATTAGAAGTAGAGGCTTAATATGGAACCTACTATTAAACAACTGCAAGACACTATTGAACAACTTAATGAAGCGTTAGCGAATTGGGACTATGTTGTAGCACAAGAGGGTATACCAGTACAGCTACCCATCACTAAAAAGATGGTACATGCAAATCGTGGTTTATGTTTCGCATTCTTTAGTGATTATCCTGATTGGTTTGTTGATGAAATGTGGGACCAGTTAAAGAATCCAGAAGGTACTTGGCTATTCCCTGTAGGAGGTCGGGAAGAGTTCTATAGTGATCCTAACCGATGGGCTAACCCTAAACGTAAGGAATTAGCTGAACGTTGTGTCCCGTACTTACAAGCTAAACTTGAAGCTGCATTGCTTAAGGAAGGTGATACATGTTCTTAGGATTACCTTTTCACTTCTGGTATGGCGTATATTTAGCTGTAATCGTTGTTATATTAGCTGAACTTGTAGCACGTTATAAGGATAAACGGGATGCAAGATCGTAAATACGACTACCAATCACATGCACACATACCTAGATGGGTCACTGTGAAGATTGTACCTTATCAAATGTCTAAGGTTGTTATGATTAAATCGTCTAAACATACAGACTGGAAAGACTATCGAGCGCTCAGTCCTAGTTACTCTGATGATTGGTTAGATCATGAGATATTAAACGACAAAGATTTCCTTGCACATTTGGAGCGTTTAAATGACAATACTTGAACAAGTCTTTGTATTCTTCCTATGCATAGCTGCTGGATGCATCCTCTCTTATTTTATCTGTAAGGATTGTTAATATGTCACATATAATTTATGGTATCGAACCTATTATGACTGTAATTGCTCAGTGTCTGGAAGAAACCTTGTTATTACAACAAGGACAGTACCCTATACACTATTCAGCTAATGCGGAAGAAGTCCCTAGTACGGGTAAACAAGTGCATGCTATGTGGTTATGTGCTAAGAACTTTGGTTCACCTTTCCTTGTGTATAGCGGTGCTAATGATGCAGATAAGTTATATTTAAGCCCACAAGTGAACTTACTGTATCGTGCTGTACATGATCATGATCACGCATTTGCCTACGAACTTGGTCGTGGTACAACTAAGTATGACGATGAGCGTTATCTTAACTGCCTAATGGCTAAACGATGTTATGAGTTTGCTTTAGCTAATAAAGACATTGTGTTAGCTATGCAAGTGTTCTTTATAATGTACCATGACACTGTGGGGCAAGTAGAATACTTTAAAGAGAAGGGTACTTTCTGTGAAGATCAACGAGCTGAAACAACACGAAGACTAGACGAGTGTGCAGGTTATCGTGCATTAAAACAAGGTCGTACTCGTATTGCTAAAGCGTATATGTTAGGTTATATGGGGCAATGTGGGCTATGAAGAATACTTCATCATATGTTAACGACATCTATAAAGAGTTAGCTTCTCGAATATTTGGTGTACCTGTTAATGAAGTAACTCCTGAGCAACAAGCACAGGCTAGGTGTTGTACTTTCGGTTTTAGATATGGACATGCTGGTCCACCTCGTAAATCATTTGGAGGATTTAATGGATAACGTACTTACAACTGGTTTATTCTGCTTAACGTATGCAGTGTTATCTGCATATGAATGGTTAGCTACTCCTAACAAGGAAGAACATGAGCATACTTGAGTGGTTGTTTGTGATCCACTACTTTATAGGTGCAGCGCTGTGTTTCTCTATATGGGTGCTACCTATAGCTAATAAGTGGAAATGTATTATTCTATTCTATTTCATTCTAGCGATACCCATGCTTAGCTGGTTATCCGAAAGTAATTAAGGTGACGTTATGGACGTAAGACTTCAACAAGTTATTGAACAATATAAAGATAAGACTACACCGATTCGTCTGTTCTATATGGATGATGACGGTACTGATTGGTTAGAAGAAAGTGGTTGTATCGGTTATGTTATTTATCCACAAGGTGCGGTATCTGCTCATGACTTTGAGTTAGTAGGTGCTGGGACTGTACTACATAATGCAATCGGTAAGGTTGTTGATGTGCAGACTGGACGTATTCTATATCAGCACGGTAATTACCAGAATCCAAACTTAAAAGTAGTGGGTAGTCACCTACGTGGTTGGGAAATAAGACATCCTGACGGACGTATGGTAGCGTTCTATCGCACAAAAGGACCAGCTACCCGCTTAGCTAACTACCTAAATGGTGTGACTAACTCAATCTAGTATATTTATAGCAGCATTCTAATGGATGCTGTTGGTAAGTATTCTAATATTCTCAACAACTCTAAAGGAGTTATACAATGACTAAACGTAACGCTTATCCTGTTGGTAAATTTAATAACGTAGAGTGGATAGGTAATCCTATCTATAACCATAAAGTAGAGCAGGTACTCCGTGCTGTGTTATTACCTGAGGCATTATTAACAAATGTATTTCCACCAATTAATAATGTTAACGCATTAAGTGGTGGGTTTACTTACAACCAACAACCTACAGATCATGTTCGTGTAGGTAAGAGTACTATACGTGGTTGGTGTTTCGAGCCTACAACTAACAGCTTCTTAATTCGCTTAGGTATTAAACCAAGTGCTTTGCTGTTACGCTTAGCCCAACAACATCTTAATGGTGTGATGTTATTACGTGAACAAGGTGAGGACCTATTCATCCCATTCGCTGCGTTGTATCAAGCTGCATACCTAGCAGTATTTAAACCTGAGTTACTTAACAAAGAATTAAATGAATATGTTAGTAAACATGGTACACCTAAACATTTCGCTGTAGAAGTAAAAGGAACTAAATAAGATGACTACTGAAAACAAATACCCTGATTTCTGTGTTGCTAACTACTCACCTGAACACTTTAAAGCTACTAAGAAAGTGTTAGCGGACTGTGGTATAGAATTACGTTACTTGATGCCACAGGAAGATTATAAACCTCAGTATGACCCTGATAACCCTAAAGGTATTCGAGTTAAGGGTAACGTTGCTACAGTGTGTGTTACCGACGGTGGTTTTGAAGTTGCTAATGCTGGGGTTCCACTTACAATTAAAACTCGAAACATCTACCGACATGTAGGTAAACTAAACATCTTTGATAGTGCTGAACTAACGGATTACTCACCTAATGCTAAGGTTATAGAACTTAAGCCGATGGTCGAGTATAACCCATTTAGTGTAAAGACCTCACTGTTTAAGAAGTTCTTAATTACCCTTAAGGCTATCATCAATCACTTTCGTTAATAGGTAGAACATGTCAATTAAAGGTTATAGTGTTACACAAGCTTATGTTGATGAGCTTCAAGAACTAACTAACTATGAACAGCGTAAGCGTGAACAACGTGAACGTAAGAATATTGTCAAAGAGCGTAAGCTTGATCGTCGCTCTAAACGTGAGGCTAAACGAAATGCGTGGGTATAATTATATTGTGGGTGATCGGGTTTACCGTACAGTACCGAATAGTGTAGTACCAAAAGGTACTAAAGGTACTGTAGGTTCTTGTCGCATGGATGATACGGTGCAGGTACAGTTCGATAATGGTCGTATATGGTACTGCCATAGTACCTTTATTAAACCTTTATTGAGGGTAGTTGGATGAAATTTGGTAAAGTTAAAGTAGGTATGCGTGTTCGTATTGCGAGTAACCCTAATGGTAATCGTGCTGAACCAGAGAACTTAGGTGCAGTAGGTACAGTTAGTTATAAAGAACCAGCAAGTTATACTGGTAAGTTAACAGTACTAATCGATTTTGGAAATGGTATTATTGATTGGGTTAATCACAAGAACTTGGAGGAAGTTAAAGATGAAGAGTAAGAATTGTGTTGTAGGTCAACGTGTTCAGGTTAAATTCATAATTGGTTTTGATGCAGATCACTTTAGTATAGGTGATACAGGTGTTATCATGCGTACAGAAGACACTGGTGATTCAGAGCCACACGTGTACGTAAAATTTGATGGTAGCGACGAAACTTGTGGACGCTTCATATACCCTATTCAATTACGTAAGGTGAAAGGAGATGCTTCATAGCAGTGAATGGCTTGATCTTGCACAGGCTGTACCACTAGGTCAGAAGCGTCGTGTATACCACGGAGCCGAAAATACTAAAGCAATGGATGTTTACAACAACTTAGACAGTTGGTCATGTTGGTGTCATCGTTGTCATGAAGGTGGTAAGGTCTGGAAAACACACTTAGCTAGGGAGACATTAGTTCAAGCACCTGTCATTAAGCACTTCTTGAATTATAAACAGCTATGTACGCTTACAGAATTAGCGGAGAAGCACGAAAGTAAGTACAGCCGTATGGTTGTACTACTCCAAAGCAAAGGTGTCTCTACGACGATTCTACAGCCATATAGACCTATGTATAATTTAGAGGATGATCGGTTAGTATTTAGCTTCGAAGGTGTTGACATCGGTAGAGATTGTACTGGTGTTTCACCTATGAAGTGGTACAAATACTATAAAGAAAATCCTAAGAGCTTTGTGTACTTGCAAGGCAAAAATCAATTCGATACACGAGAGCCTGTGGCTGTTACTGAGGATTTGTTTTCAAGTATGAAGATAAAACACTACTCAGGTTGCAGTGCCATGTGTTTACTAGGAACTAATTTTGAAGATGAAAAACTTAACTTCTTGTTATCACGTAAGCCAGTTCTCGCATTGGATGGCGATCTTGCAGGACAAACTGCTGAAAGGCTTATTAGTAATCGTCTTAGTCTTTTTGGTGTACCTTACTTGCGGGTTAGTATTCCTTTAGGACTTGACCCAAAGGATTTAAAACCTAATGAAATCAAACAATTATTTGGAGCTATCTAATGTTATACAATGGTATTAATATTGACGTAAACGCTGAACAACACAAGGTTGTTGTAGACTTCTTAAATAGTCAAGGAAATAAAAAATTTAAATCCCTGAAACCTTATGGCTCTGATGGTGTTAATGTAGAGATTTGGTGGGATACTGATGTCAGTCATCCTGAGTTCTCAGGTACAGACGGTCGAATTTTGAATGCAGATGGTAGTCGTAATATCGTAACAGAAGGTAGTTATGATGCTAAATCTCCTGATGATTTCATCAACGCCTTCAACCATTGGAAAGAACATGGTGTACTTGACTCGGAGGTATTTAAATAATGGCTATCTTACGTGTTGTACCTAAGACACCTGCTGAATGTAATCAATTAATCTCTATATTACATTCTAAAAGGTTAGAGTATTTATCATGTTATAGTTCTAAACCAACTAGCGTTATTAAACCTAACGAACCAGTATGTATCTGGGCAAACCTTTATATATATGAAGCCAACCGTGATGGTGAGTTTCCACGCAATGCACAAACAATCACTGTAAACCAATTAGCTAGTAAGTTGAAATAATTAGGAAATTTTATGTCTGACCGTGAACCAATTGATCGGAATGTGTTACATGCACTAAGTGATAAGAAGCGTTTCGATCTTCTTTATACGTCTGTACCTAAAGATATGTTAGACGCTAACACAGTCCGATTACTGGATTGGTTTGGCGTTTACTTTAAGGAGTATCCTGAGCATCAATATGTAGATTGGTCTGCATTTGATACGCTGGTGAAACTTAAAGGTAACATGACGAAAGAGCAAATCACTGCTATGGCTGCGCTAACTACATTGTTACGTAAGCCAGTGAGTGAGGATATTATCAAGAATACTTGTGATCAGCTTGAAGTACTACGTTATGAAGGTGAAGTAGGTATGATCCTGAAACGCTTCCAAAGCGGTGAGGAGTTCGATTTAGCAAGTGAGCTTGAGGTAGCTACCCAAACACACAAACAACGCGTTACAACGCAAGTAGAAGCGCTATGGTGTGACACAGATATTGCAGAATTAATAGACTTATCTGCTGATGATAGTGGTTATAAGTTCGATTGTTTACCAGACGTTATCTGTGATGATCTTAAAGGTGTGACTGCTGGTAAGAACATTGCACTAGCTATGCCTACCAATGCAGGTAAAACATCATTATTCTGTGCGATTGCTAAGTCATTTGCAGTACAGCATAAGGACTTGGTAGAAGCTGGTGAGGCAGAGTTCCAGCCTATCTTGTACTTGATTAATGAAGGTACAGCAGAGGACATTATGCCACGTGTATATAGTACAGTGCTGGGTGTTGATAGTAGTAAGCTGTTTGAAATGCGTAAAGAGTTAGGTGGTGATGGTTTACGTGAGGCTTATAAGAAAGTAGTTGGACGTATTGATGCTATTCGATTAGTGAATATTCATGGTGCAACAACTGCTGATGTTAATAAGTTAATCAGTAAACATAAACCGTTTTGTGTAATCACAGACATGACTGGACGTATTCGCTGTGTAGGTGCTCAAGCTGCTAATGATGTACAACAGTTAGAAACGGTGTGGGATACGATGCGACAGTTCGCAGCGATTCATAAGATGATTCATATCGGAAGTATTCAGGTGAGTGCTGAGGGTATGGATATGTTATTCCCACCACTATCGGCATTACAGAACAGTAAAACAGGTGTACAAACTACACTTGACTTAGCCATCTTTGGCGGTGCTTGGATGCAACCTACAGAGGATATTGAGTACCAACGTGGTATCAGTACACCGAAGAATAAACTTAAACGTGCAGGTAAGAAATCATATCTCAAAGCTGAGACATTCTTTAACCCTGACTTAAACACTTGGAAATGATTATGAATAGATTTAAAGTTGGTGATCAAGTTCGTTGTTGTAACTCCTTTGGTTGCGAAACTCTACGTAATGGTAGAGTTTACACAGTCACAATAGTCCGAGATAATACAGTCGGATTAGATAATGGGTTCGGTACATTCTACAATGCGAATCGTTTTGTACTATTTAAAGCAGGTAAACAAGAGGTTAAAGAAATGAAACAAGAACAACGAGTTATCGCTACACGTTTAAAAGGTGGTTCTGATCTAGTTATAGGACATAGTTATGTAGGTGTATGGCATCAATTAGCAGGTGTTATTACTATCGCAGAGCAGAATTACCATGATGCCCACTTCTCGTTAGAGGTTCCACTTACACCTGAAAAAGTATTCGAAGCTATCCGAGCAGGTGAGACCTTAGAGCTTTTCAATAGTATTCAACAGGATTGGCAGCGAATTGGAAACCCACGCTGTTTAAGTTATGGAGGTATTGAGAGCGGTATTTTCCGTATTGCTAAACAGTATGTTGATTTCTTTGGACATAAAGTACCAGCACCAATCAAAGATGGACGTAAACATACTGGTGATTTCTATGGTGTAAGCTTTAGTAAGAACACAGTGTACCGTTGTGGTAAACAATACGCCATCCAGAATATAGATGACGGTATTGCATTCTATTGGGCTAGTGAACAAGATGCTGATATTGTACGTAAGCTTATCCGTCAACCATTCTCTAACAAGACAGAGGTTCCAAAAGTATGAGTCATGATCTAATTGAAGAGTACTTAGCTAAGACTAAGAACCCTGTGCAGCTTGTCAAGCACTTTGATGAAGTACCTGAAAGTAAGATTGCGTATCCTTTAATTGGTCAGATTAAATACGACGGTGTTTATATTCTTATCGTTATACATAATGGTATGCCTAAAGCTTACAGCCGTACAGGTAAGGAATACTACCGAGAGCTTTATGAGACTGATTATTTCATGGGTATCTACGGTTTAACTGATGGTGTTTACATAGGTGAGCTAGTTGCGCCTACAATCACTTTAGAGGAACTTTCTGGTCTAGTAAGTACTAACCGTAAGGCAGAGTGGGGAACAGCCGATATAGAGGCAATGGATCAATCCTACGTGATGTTACATGATTACTTGCACTTTGATGAGTTCTTAGCGGGTGGTTCTGTGCGTTATTATACTGACCGCTATGCAGAGTTATCACGCATCCTAGAGATTGCTCAATGTAGTCTATACCTTGTAGATAATGCAATCATTAGTTCTAAAGAAGATGCTGAGCAATACGCTGATGATCTTATTAAATTAGGTCACGAAGGTGCTGTGTTTAAGCAGGACCTTGATTGGATAGCAGGTCATAAAGGTTATCGAACAATGAAGATTGTTAGAGGTCTTCATCTTGATCTGCTTTGTGTAGGAGTTGAGTATGGTAAAGGTAAACGTGAAGGTCAAATTGCTAAGCTTAAATTCTCTTATAAGGGCAGTGTGTTCTCCGCAGACTTGGGTAAAGGATGGACTGATGAACGTCGTAAAGCACTTACGTTAGCACATCAATCTGGAGTAGGTACTACGGTATTTCCAGACAAAGGAAAAGGAAGTACGGAGTATCCACCTGTAGGTAAGATTTGGGAAGTTAAAGCACTTCAAGAATCAAGCACAGGTAAAGCATTAAGATTACCTAAAGTGGTTCGGGTACGTGAAGATAAGGAGGAACCTGATGCTTGAATGGTGGAATGCTCTTGAAGGGTGGCAACAAACACTACTGTTTATATCTGTAGTAGTGTTCCTAATTAATCGTTAATTGGGTACTGTAAGTAACTGATTTAGTAGTTAGTTATTTAAAGTTACACTAATAGAAGGAGATATAAATATGATATTAAATATTATAAATATAACTATAATAATATACATAAGTAATATTATAGTATTCTTATTTATACTTCTCCTTATAAATATACTTAAAGGTAAATAATATGGCATGGTTAATCCACGACTATGAAACAGAGAACTATGAGTATTGTGGTTCTTTAGCAAGTCCACATTGTCCTGAGAACTACATTGTAGCTACTGGTTGGGCAATTGATAATGGACCAGTACAGAGTCTTTACTTTAACAATAAGGAAGAAGGTTTAACTTCTAACTGGTTGGAAAAAGCTTTAGAAGGTCAGCAAGTTTATGTAGCCCACAATGCTACATTTGAAATCCATTGGAATCTTAAATACTACGGTGATGTGTTCCTTAATTGGATTAAGAATGGTGGTCGTATTTGGTGTACGCAGTTTGCAGAGTTCTTAATTACACATCAAACTGAAATGTATCCTAAGCTTGAAGATTGTTCTGTTAAGTATGGTGGTACTAAAAAGATTGATGCGGTTAAGTTACTTTGGGAACAAGGTTATAAGACTTCTGAAATCGACCAAGCATTATTAATGGAATACTTAGCTGATGAGCATAGTGGTGACGTAGCGAATACACGTCGAGTATGTTTTGCTCAGGTAGCGTACATGCAAGAAGTCGGTATGTACGAAATGGCTAAGATGCGTATGGATAGTTTATTATTTAATGCTATCGCAACCTATAACGGTTTGTACGTAAACATGGATGTAGCTAAGAAGAACATGGATGAGCAATACAAACGTATTGCAGAGTTACAAGAGGATGTTCGTAGTTATCTACCGAAAGATTTACCTGATGAGTTAGAGTTCTCATTCACTTCTGGTTATCATATGAGTGCGTTCTTATTTGGCGGTACGATTACCTACGATAAGAAAGTTCCTTACGACCCTCCTAAGTTTGAACAGATTGAAGCTTATGAATATACCCATCCTATTACAGGAGTTAAAGAATATATACCAATACCACCTGAACCACATGGTATAAGTCCACACATAACCTGTTACAAAGCAGGTAAGAATAAAGGTTTACCTAAGACATTTAAGATAGACTCAGATATTGAAAAACTTAAATGGGGTAAAGGAACATACCGCTTTGAAGGTTTGGTAAACTTCAATGAACTACCTAAGCATGTATCTGAACAGTTCACAGGTGATCGTGCAGAGTTCAAAGGTAAGCGTGTACATACAGCTTGTGGTACTCCTGTATATTCAACAGGTGATGATGCTTTAGACTTAGTAGCTAAGTTCACAGAAGCAGCACAGCCGTTACGTGACATGAAGAAGTTAATTAAAGATACCACGACGTATTATCTTGTTGAAGATGATAAGGGTAAGCAGTCTGGTATGCTTCAATATGTTGAACCAAATGGAATCATCCACCACCAATTAAACAACTGTGCAACCGTTACAGGTCGCTTATCAGGTTCTCGACCGAATATGCAGAACATTCCACGAGATGGCACAAGCCGAGTCAAGGAGATGTTCGAATCGCGTTTCGGTAAAGAAGGACGTATTGTTGAGGTCGATTACTCAGCACTTGAGGTCGTAACATTAGCTAGTATCTCAGGAGATAAGAACTTACTTCAACAGTTGATTGATGGTACAGATATGCACTGCTATCGTTTAGCAGGTGCTTTAGGAGAAGATTATGAAACTGTGTTTGAGAAGTGTCATGATAAGTCTCATCCTGAACACAAGAAATATAAACAACTACGTACCGACATCAAGCCTCGTGCCTTCGCTAACCAATACGGGGCTTCCGCTATGGGTATTAGCTTCTCAACAGGATGTTCACTTGAAGAGGCTGAACAATTTAAAGAGACAGAGCGTAAGTTATTTCCAGAGTCTTCCACATACGCTGAACGAGTTGTACGTCCGCAAGTCGAACAAAACGGACTCACAGTCCCGATGGAATCAGAACTCGTTAATGGTGTATGGAAACACTTCCGACGTGGATTCTTTAAAGCTAACAGTGGAACCTGCTATAGCTTCCGTCAATTTCCGAAGTACGTTAAAGGCGTAGGTGAGAAATATGATTATAAAGATACACAGCTTGCGAACTACCCGATACAAGGGGAAGCATCCCTTATTGTTCAAGCGGCATGTGGTAGAATTATTCGCGAACTTATCCTTCGTAACTTTGCTGATGGTCTTGTGTTACCTATCAATACCGTCCATGACGCTTGTTACTTAGATTGTGCTACAGAAGAACTTGCTAAAGAATATGGTGCTTTAGTCCGAGAGGTTATGGAATCAACACCGAAATGGATGACAGAAATTATACCAGCGCTCAAAGAGTGGCGCTACGACACGACACCCTTTCCTGCTGCCGCCGAATATGGCGTGAACATGATGGATAAGGTAGATATTGAATAGGAGGTAATATGTCTGACTGTATCTTATGGAATAAATCAACAGACAAAGACGGGTACGGTCAGATAGTACTGAAAGGTAAACGTTACTTAGCTCATCGTCTAGCGTATGTTCGTGCGAATAACTTAGAGTATTCGGATATTAGCGGTAAACTTGTTAGACATAAATGCGACAATCCTACTTGTATTAATCCCGAACACTTAGAGTTAGGTACACATCAAGACAATATGGATGATCGTAATAAACGTAATCGAACTGCCAAAGGTGAGGATCACGGTAACGCTAAACTAACACCTCAACAAGTTAAGGAAATACGAGCAAGTTATATTAAAGGTAGCAAAGAATATGGCTCACCAGCACTTGCTAGAAAGTATAACGTAAGTTTTCAACAGATACACAAAATCGTAACTAATCAAAGATACTCAGGAGTTTAACTATGAACGCATTATTAGCACAAGCAGCAGCAGCAATTGAAGCAGGTAAAGTACAATTAGACATGACTGAAACTACAGCAGGTGGTTTTGAGAAACGTCTGCTAGGTGAAGGTACAGCGATTGTACAGTTCACACAATATATTGATCATGGTATTCAGAAACAGAAACCATTCAAAGGTCAACCTAAGAAACCAGCTAAGACTGCTTCGCTAGGATTCCACATCCTTGCGGGTATTGGTACTCTTCCTGATGGTACAAAAGAACCTTACGTACAAGACGGTAAACTTGAAAAGATTCGTACACGTTTTGACATTGTTCTACACCAAAATGAAAAATCCAATGCTGTTAAAATCTTCAATGCATTGAACTATGCTAAGGATGCAACACACTTTGTACAGAAACTTGGTAGCATTTACTTATTATCAATTGGTATTGAGAAAGGTACAGACGGTAAAGAATATAACACTTATGACTTCTCTCAACTACAGAAGCCAATTGCTAATGCAATGACTGGTGCTATGTATGAAGCAGGTAAAGATGGTGTAGCAGATACACCCGCAGAAGAATATCAATTGTTCTTGTGGGATGCACCTACTAAAGAACAATGGGATTCAATCTTCATTGAAGGTGAGTACGAGAAGAAAACTAAGGATGCAAATGGTAATGAGGTTGTCGAGAAGAAAAGTAAGAACTTCATCCAAGAGAAAATCCGTAGTGCTACTAACTTTAAAGGTTCGCCAATCGACCTATTGTTGATTAGTCAAGGTGAGGATTTACCAGCACTTGAGGCTGAGGTGAAAGACTCAGACCCTAATGACCAACATGTTGAGGAAGATAAGACAGATATTCCAGCAGTTCCCGTAGCAGACATCCCAGCAGTTCCAGCCGTTTAAGTCTACTTACAACCAAATTATAAGCCTCCTTCGGGAGGCAACCTCTAGGAGATTACATGTACACTTATATCGAAGATGAAGACTTTCAACCAGCAACACCAATGAATTGCCCTAATTGTGGATTAGTAGCAACTTATACTGGAACTTGTCATTACTGTGGAGAGAAGTGCGAATGAGTTTAAATGTTGAGAGTAACCGTGCAAGTGGTCGTACAACTCGTATGATCTTAAAGGCTGCTGAGTATTTGGTTAAATACCCTGATAAACGTGTTGTCATTGTTAGTCATGACCATCGATCAACGCATTGGATGAAACAACATGCTGAATCGATATTGAACCAACAGTTAGCGCAGCGTATGGATTACATATCAGTAGAACGTACTATTGGTATAGATACTCGGAAAGAGAATTACTTCTTTGATCATCACTGCTTCTATGCTAAACGTCAGAGATTGATTTCTGAGTTAGAATTTGTTAATAAACTTTATGGACGTTGGGATGAATAATATTCTATCACGCTTTGGCGTAACCTCCGACAGTATCTCCAAAGTGGATACATACAAAGCAGGTCATCAAGGGGATGTGTTATTACATGATGGAGATAGTGACTGTTACTATGTATGTACTCAGTATCGTAAGATGCAAACTATTCTTAATAACTTCGAGATTGCTATTCAGGAAAAGATGTTCTTAACAGGTGCGACAACTGCACGAGTTCATTTAACTCCAACGGGTTGTGCTAAGAACGGACGGCATTTACTGAATACAGTTAAACCATATCAAGGCAACCGCGAAGGTAAACAAAAACCTGCTAACTTAGAAGAGTTACGCAATATTGCCCCCGAGTATTTCAAAGATCATCCTACAATCAAGGTGTTCAGTCATTATGACATTGAAGCCGATGACGCTTTAATGATTGACCATTATCACTATCAGAATGGTATCTTAGTAAGTGCGGATAAGGATTTACAAATATCTCCACACAAATCCTATAACATGGATGAAGGTAAATTTGAAACACTACTTAAAGGTGATCGTTTTGGATGGATTGCTAAGAAAGAGTGGTTGACACCAAGTTTAAAACCTGCATCTAAAATCGTTGGTAAAGGTACAAAGTTCTTCTTTGCACAATTACTAATGGGAGATGTAGCAGATAACGTTAAAGGTATCATTAAATTGAACGGTAAGGCTTGTGGTGAGGCTTTAGCGTTAGCTACCTTAGAACCTATCAAGGATGAGAATGAAGCCTGTAACGTCGTCCTAGACGGTTATAGAGCTATCAATCAAAATGTACTACCAGAAGCAGAAGCTATGTGGTTGTTACGTAACCGTGAAGACAGTGCTTATAAGTTCTTAAAAGAACATGACCTTAGCCCAGCAAATTTACAATTCTTAGAGGATTGTTTTGGTGGTGATTGGAAACGTATAGAGGATGAATCTTATGACAACTAAAGTTGAATTACCTGTAGAAGTTCAAAATGTTTTGGATTGGTTGAAAGATAATGGTTATACCGCAGCACTAGTTGGTGGTTACTGTCGTAAACTTAAGTATGATAAAGACACTTCGGATATTGATATTGCAGTACTTGTCGAAGATATAGACGATGTTGCAGAGCTTCAAGCAGAGTTTGGTTTACCTGCACACTCACAACACTTATTAACTAAAGCTGAACGCTCACTATATGAGGGTCACACAGGATTCGTAGCGGACTGGCGTGAGGGTAATATTAATATTATTGCGTATGATAAATATAGTTATAAGGACATACCAACATTAGTACAAAGCTTCGATTTTAATTTTAACATGTGGTACGTAGATGAGGATGGTACTTTAAAGAACCCTGACCCGTTTGTAGAAGTACATAAGGTACGGTTAGGTAGCTCATTAGGTAGTCGTCCAAGTGCAGCACGTTTAGCCCGTTTCTATAATGAGTTCAGCGCATGGGATTGGAAATTAGCCGATGAGCAACTACAATCCGAGAAAGAGATATTCGGGAATTTATTAGGATGACAGCACGTAAGATTTCCAGAGGTCAACTAAGACCTATTGCTATGAAGCTCTATAAGGAGCAAGGTGAGAGGTGTTTACTATGTCACAAGCCGATTGACTTTACTAAGATGGGTAGAGATTCAGATTACGCAGTGGATCATGACCACGTGACAGGTTTAATACGAGGTACACTTCATCGTTCTTGTAACGCTGGTGAAGGTAAGGTAATTAATGCAGTAGGTTCTTGGGGCAGTAAGTCTAAAGAGCATGCAGCAATCCGAGAGTGGTTGCAGAACCTACTTAATTATTATGCTTATTGTGATGCACATCCAACGACTATGATTTACCCAAGTCACAAAACAGCCGATGAGAAGAAAGAAGCTCAGCGTGTGAAGCGAAATGCAGCAGCACGAAAAGCACGAGCAGTAGTTAAACAACGTAAACAGAAAGGTGAGTAATTTATGTCTAAAGTAGTATTCAGCAGTTTAAAAGAATGGAAACAACGTGCCCTTCGTATGCACTTTCAAGGTCTAACTAGCTCAGAGATTGCTACAGAGTTAGGTATTTCTGATCGAACTATTCGAGATAACATTCAGAAGTTAGCTCATCGTGTTGACAAGAGTGTAGCATTGAAGATGCGTAAGCCTACAATCTTTGTAATTGGTGATACTCAGGTTAAACAAGGTATTAGTCTTGATTATATCCACTGGATTGCAAACTATATCAAACTTAAACAACCTGACATTATTGTACAGATTGGTGATCACTACGATATGGCATCATTAAGTACATATGATAAAGGACAACTTAGTGCAGAAGGTCGTCGCTTCGTATTAGATATTGAGGCAGGTGATGAAGCTCTAGGCATTATTGAAGATTATATCCGATCTGTTAAAGGTTATAACCCACGTAAGGTTGTGGTGTTAGGTAATCATGAAGATCGTATTGATCGTTTTGTTAAGACTCATCCAGAGTTTGAAGGTCTAATCGGTACAGATAAATTAGCCTTTCATGATTATGGTTGGGAAGTAATCCCATTCTTAAAACCACATAATATTTGTGGTATTCACTTTGTACACTACGTAATTAACGTGAATACAGGTAAGCCACTAGGCGGTAATCTTGATCTACGTCTTAAGACAGTTGGTGAATCTTTCGTAATGGGACATCAACAGATGTATGCTTATGCAGAGCGTCAATTACCTATGACAGGTCGTAAACAGTTTGCAGCAGTGGTTGGTGCATGTTATGTACATGACGAGCCATATAAAGGTTGGCAGGGCAATCACCACTTCCGAGGCTGTTTAATGTTGTATGGTTGTGCTGATGGTTACGCTATGCAGAAGAAAGTTGAACTTGAACATATGCGAGAAATTTACGAAGGAGAACATGCTTAATGAGTTATAAGATAGGTTTAATTGGACTAGCAGGTTCAGGTAAAGACACAGTAGCAGTTATCTTACAAGAGGCTTTAAAAGAAAGAGGTCAAGTGTTTGAAATTGATCGTTATGCAGGTTTACTTAAAGAAGCAGCGCGTCAAGTATTCGGTGAGAACTTTGATGACCGTAATGTGAAGGAGGTGGATAAGTTCGTAGATTTACATCTAGCGGATAAGATTATTGATGCTACTGATTATGTATATCTTAAGCTTAACAGGTCAGATATAGACTTAGATGAATGGAATACTTTATGCCAAGAACATATTGACTCGTGTACTTGGATGAGTCCTCGTAAGTTCCAACAACTATTAGGTACGGAAGTAGGTCGTGAGATTGATCCTGATATTTGGGTTAATTATCTTAAGAATCAAGATCGTAACCTGATCATCCCTGATGTTCGTTTCGGTAATGAGGACGTGGACTTCAATATTCTAATTACACGACATCCTGTACCGCAAGGTAAACTACATGCTTCGGAAGTCTATGCAGCCGAACTACAGCTATCTGATAACCCTTATGATTATGTAGACTATGTAATTCATAATGACGGTTCTATTGAAGACCTCAAACGTAAAGTTCAACAGTTAGTAAACAAAATTAAAGTTTAGGAGATATAATGTCTGATCTATACCAACGCCAAATAGCTCTTGAAGAATCATACAGTCACGATAGTATCATTGCTGGTCAGAAGCAAGTACTAGATGCATATCAACAAGGACGTGCTGCTGACGTAGGTACAGGTCGTATCCTACTAGCTAAAGCATTTGAAGTTGGTGTAGAGGCTTTAAATGCAGCTAAGAAACAAAAGATTCGGGGTGTTGGTGGTAAATACTTAAAACTACTTTCTATCGCTGATCCAGAAGTTTTAGTAATGGCTGCATTACGTGATATTATTAATGCATGTGCTGTACCTGAACCAGTGTCTATGCAGAAAGTACTTACGGGTATTGGTCGTATGATTGAGTCAGAGTCTATGTTGGTATTTATGCAAGAGTTAAACCCTGCATATACTGACAAGACTATCCAGTATTTAGACAACACAGGTACAAAATCAGTTACCCACCGTTATCGTACATTCTTAGCAGGTTCTAAGTCTATTCAACTAGATTGGGAACAGTGGTCACAAGAGGAGCGTATAGGTGTAGCTAAGTTGTTGGTAAGTTGTTTATATGACGCTACAGGATTATTCCAATGGGCTAAACTGGATAGCGGTATGTACCACATTAAAGCTTCTGAACCCTTAGCGAAGCACTTTCAAGATGCAGCGAGTGCAGCGAGAGCAGTTGTTAAATACCCGCCTATGTTGATCAAACCTATGGATTGGGAAGGACAGTATAACGGTGGGTATTTAACTGAATGGTTTAAACATAACTCACCTATGTGTGGTATTCGCTTTATTAAGAAAGAGCATAAGCATTGGGTTATTGATAACTTAAACAATGGTGCAGAGCTAGTTAAGGCTGCAATGAATAAAGCACAGTCTGTACCTTACAGGATCAATAAAGACATCTTAGCAATCTTACGTAAAGCAGTTGCTATGCGTGTAGGTATTTTAGGTTTACCAAGCCATCAACCTGCACCGAAACCTGCATTTCCATTTACTGATGATTGGTTAAAGTCAGAAGCTACTGAGGAAGAATTAGATCAGTTCCAATTCTGGAAAGGTTTAATGAGTTCATGGTATACACAAGAAGCTAAACGTGTTGGTCGTCAACATGGTATCTTGAGTCGTATTCAAGAACTGGTTAAATATCAGGACGAAGAACGTTTATACTTTCCAACATTTATTGATTGGAGAGGTCGTCTTTATTTCCGTAGTAGTATTAACCCACAGTCCAACGATTGTATTAAAGGTTGTCTTGAATTTGCAGAGGGTAAACCTTTAGGTAAAACTGGACTTAAATGGTTAAAGATTCATGTTGCAAACTGTTGTGGTTATGATAAACATGATCCAGATTTGAAGGAGAAATGGTGTGATGATAACTGGAACTACATTCAGAATTTTATCAATAACCCGTTTGATGTCGACGCACCCGAACCCGACACAGCTTTTACTTTATTACAAGGCGGTTTGGCACTCCAAGAAGCTCTATCTTTGGACGATCCCACAACCTACGTATGTCATGTCCCCGTCGCAATGGACGCAACTTGTTCAGGTCTTCAACACCTATCTGCGCTCACTAGAGACGAAGTAGGTGGTCTATACACTAACCTACTAGATAATGGTGAAGATCAGAAATCTGATATTTATATGCGTGTAGCTCATGTAGCAGATGCATCTAAGTTAGAATTAGCTGACTCTCCTGCTGTACGTCAGTATTGGGTGGATAAACCCATTAGTCGTAATATGGCGAAGAAACCTGTGATGACTTACGTATACGGTTCGAAGTTATTATCAACTATTCAAGGCTTAGCTAATGATATGTATGAAGCAGGTATGGATGAGATTCAGTTAGATGGTAAGACAGTCTTTACTTACAACCGATTAGCTAAACCAGTTGGTAAGGCATTACGTAAAGGTGTCGAAGATACTGTACCTAAATCTGCTGAGATGATGAACTACTTGCAGAACGTTGTACGTAAAAATAAAGCTGATGCTATGCGTTGGTTTAGTCCAGTAGGTGTTCCTGTTGTGAATTGGGCAGAGGGTATGGTGACTAAACTTGTAGCAATTCGTTCGATGGGAATCTCCAGAATTGCTTATAGTTATCCAGATAACCAATATAATACCTTAAGAGCAGCTAACGGTATTGTACCTAACTTTGTACATAGTATGGATAGCAGTCACTTATGTTTAACTATCTTAGATTTCGATGGTCAAGTTCTACCGATTCATGATTCATTTGCAACCCATCCTAGTGATGTGGAAGCTATGCATGTATCATTACGTAAGACATTCATTGAAATGTATACACAATTCAGTATTGAAGACTTCTTAAAGTTTAACAATATTGATCTTGAAGAGTACACACCACCACTTACAGGTAACTTAGAGTTATCGGAAATTTCTAAATCCCGTTATATGTTTGGTTAATACTAAGCCCATGTGCCTTGAGCATGTGGGCTTTTTTTTTTTGAAGTTACACTTATAGAAGGGAAGAACCTTATTTGAAGTTACACTTATAGAAGGGGAGAATGAATGAGTGCAAGAGACATTCCATTATTCACTCAAGAGCAATATGATTACTTAGATAAGTATTGTTTTGCAGAGAATACAGAACTACTTACACCAGAAGAATTGATCTATAAAACTGGTCAACGTAGTGTAATGTATAAGATACAAACATTAATTAACCAACAAGGTCCTACATTGGTCCGTAAGGAGATTAAACGATGAGCTGGTTAAGTAAAGCTTTAGGTAGTGTTATGAGTATCTTTGGTATTGGTGGGCAGGATGACCTCGGAAAGAAGTATGAGGAAGAAATGCGTCGTCAAGCAGAAGCTCAGAAACTCCAACAGGCTAACGAACAGAAAGAAGTAACACAATTTGATGATACAGGAGGTACTACCTTTACAGGTGCAGACGGTCCTCGTAAGAAACGACCCACAGGTGGTTATTCAAGCTTAGGGATTAATGCTTATTAGGAGGTTTTATGAAGTCCAAAGGAAATGATTTTACAAAGACTATTCGAGCTTTGTACGATGAATACACGGACGATTCTTTAAAAACAAGATTAGAAATGTATGCACTTTGGACTCTACCTAGCGTGTTCCCGACAGGTGAGATTACGGTAGATAATGGAAATGCTGAGATTGAGCATGACTACCAAAGTGTAGGTGCATATCTAGTGAATCGGTTAGCGTCGCGTTTAGCGAGTACGTTATTTCCCGTAAGCACATCTTTCTTTAGAATCGAACCTAGTCAAGAGTTGAAAGACTTAGTTGATAAACGCGGTACAAGTACCCTTATCGACTTAGAGAACAAAGCTTGTCGTCGTTTATTCTTTAACGCATCTTACGCACAGATTGTGCAAGCATTGCGTTTACTTATTATCACTGGTGAAGTTTTATTACTTCGTAGAGATAATCGCCTACGTGTTTTTAGTTTAAAGAATTATGCGTTACTACGCAACAATGTAGGAGAAGTACTTGAGATCATCACACGAGAACCTAAACGTTATCGGGAATTAGATGCTAAGACTCAGGAATTACTACAAGATCGTAACGAGGACGAGACCCTTGATCTTTATACTAGAATCCGTAAGCGTAATATCAATGGAGTAATCTCATGGAAGATTACACAAGAAATAGATGGTGTACGTTTACCTAACTATGAAATCTATCGAGATAAGTTATGCCCATATATCCCTGTAACATGGAGTTATATGAATGGTGATGCTTATGGTCGTGGTTATGTAGAGGAGTACGCAGGTGACTTTGCTAAGTTATCTGAACTCTCACAAGGTTTAACAGAGTACCAGATTGAATCATTAATTATTCGTCATGTGTATAATGCACAGGGTGGTTTTGATGTAGAATCTGCTGTGAACTCACGTAACGGTGATTGGATTAGTGGTAACGTTAATGCTGTACAGAACTATGAATCTGGATCATATCAAAAGATGAATGAGGTTCGATTAGGTTTAGAAGCTATTATGCAACGTCTAAACGTAGCGTTCATGTACACAGGTAATATGCGAGAAGGTGATCGTGTAACAGCCTATGAGATTGCACGTAATGCTGATGAAGCAGAGCAAGTACTCGGTGGTGTATACTCACAACTATCTCAGAATATGCACTTACCCTTAGCATATCTATTACTTTATGAAGTTCGTAAAGACTTTATTCAGGCGATTGATAGACAAGAAATCGAATTAAATATTCTAACTGGTTTACAAGCATTATCACGTAGTTCAGAAAACCAAGCTTTATTAGTAGCAGCGAATGAGATTGCTACAGTTGCCCAAGTATTCTCACAAGTAAGTAAACGATTTAATCTTGATGCTATTGTAGATAAGATTCTACTTTCTAATGGTATTGATATTTCAGAGATTACATACAGTGAGGAAGAGATGCGGGCTAAGGCTATGGAAGAACAACGTGCAGCAGAAGCACAGCGACAACAAGTAATACAACAAGCTGGCGCACAGTTAGGTGGTAATCAATTAGAAAATACACAGGCTGCTCAATTGGCAGCAGGTATTCAATAGGAGTATTTATGAGTGAATTTAATCAAGGTGGTCAAGGAAACCCTCAAGAAAATACACCAAATGGTGGACAAGGTAATCCAGCACCACAAGAATTTAATCAAGGTGGTCAAGGTAACTTCCAACAGCAATTTAATCCTAACTTTAATCAGGGTCAATTCGGGTTCCAACAGAACCAAGCTTACCAAGCACCACAAGGTAATCCAACACCTGCACCAGTTGAAGATAAAACGCCTACTCAACCAGCTAAGGTATATACACCAGAAGATTTCGCAGGTGATAGTCCGTTGGATGTTAGCATTAAGGTTGTATCGGCTAATGCTGGATTAAGTGAAGAAGCGTTCGGAGCAGCTATTAAGAATGCTGTACAGTACGGTAATGCTGACTTAATTGATATTGCAACATTAACTAAAGGTTTAGAACCTAATATTGCAGCACAGGTGGTAGCTACGGCTCGTGCAGCTTATCAACATGCTACACAACTTAAAGCACAGATCGTACAGAAAGCACATGCTGCTGCTGGTGGTGCTGAGCAATGGCAAGAAGCTATTAACAGTTTTAACACATCCGCACCCCAAGATGTACGTGGTTACGCTATCTATCTTGAGAGTATCGGTAAACAAGATGAAGCTATCCAAGTTATTATGAACCATGTTCGAGGTACTGGTCTAGTTAATTCTAACAACGGTGCATTGATCAATGGCAGTGCTGGTGGTACAGGCGGTAAAGCTATGTCACACCAAGAGTTCTTGGTCGAATGGGGTAAATTAGATCGTCAATATGGACATCAATTATACTCAAATAAAGAGGCACAGTTAAAGATTGCTGATTTACAGCGTCGTCGTGCTTTAGGCAAACAACAAGGTATTTAATAGGAGATTTATAATATGGCAGGTGCTAATTACTTCGCAGATGGTTCAACACGATTTCATTGGGGTGGTGATGAATCTAATATCGACCAACATTTAGAAATTTATGAAGGTACGGTAGATACTCAGTTCGAGTATACACAAATTTTCAAATCACTGTCAACACAGAAATCTGTGGCTGAACGTTCTAACCAAATCCGTATTGACCGTTTAGGTGCTTCTCAAGCATTGTATCGTCAATCTGGTGAAGACATTCTTGACCAACGTGTTAAGTCTGATAAACTTAACGTAGTTGTAGAGGCTATGCTTTACATCCGTAACCCTGTCGATAAGATGGATGAATGGACTGCACCTAGCTTCTGGACTGAGATGGGACGTAACAACGGTACTACTTTTGGTTTAGAGTACGACCAAGCACATATCATCCGCTTACAGAAAGCCCCAGCTTGGACAGCACCAGCGCACTTGAAAGAGCATGGTGAGTTCCACGACGGCTTCTTCGTCCCTGTAACAATCAAAGGTGGTGATAACTTAACTGATGCTGAGTTAGAGCAAAATGCTTCTGCACTTGTTAAAGCTCATGCTAAGGCTCGTGATACATTAGCTAAACGTCGTGTACCTTTACAGGACATGGTTACTTTAGTTGACGTAGATACGTTCTCAGCGTTGTTACATCATCCTAAGTTAATCAACAAGGATTACACAGCAGAAAACGGAGACTTTGCTAACCGTCGTGTGGTTAAAGTGAACGGTATCCCTGTAGTAGAGAATACTGCATTCCCTACAGCAGCTATTACTGGTCACGGTTTGTCTACCACTGAAAATGGTAACGCATTCGACGTAACTGCGGAAGAGATTAAAGGTCGTATGATCATCTTCTCTAAAGCGTTATCTCTTGTGACTGTAACTGCTCAGGAGTGGACTGTTGAACCGTGGTATGACCCACGTTCTAAGTCTAAGATTCTTGACTGCTACTCTATGTTCACTGTAGATGTACGTCGTCCAGACACAGTTGGTGTTGTTCGTATTACTGAACAAGTTACACCTTAATAATAACATGGAGGGCTTAACGGCTCTCCTTTCTACTTAGGAGATTCAAAACTATGGCAGGTGCATTATGTGAACCAATCGTATCTTTAGCATTAACTCAAACTTCTGAGGATACAGCTATCGCAGATACACAAGCGCAGATGGCTGCGTTATTAGAGCAGGTGCGTGCATTACAGGCTAAGGTAGAAGAACAGGATAAAGCCCCAACACGTTCTAAGACAGCAACTAAAGCTGAGTAATAGGAGGTGATATGGCTGGTGCTATTAGTCCACCGATTGTTTCAGAAGCTATTACAGGTGGTTCATCTGATCCACAGTTGGGTGCTATTCAAGCTTCTATTGATGAAATAAAGACTGCGGTTGCAGCAGTTAAAACGGTTGTGGATTCGAACAAGACAGAGATTGCTACAGTTAAGACTAACGTAGGAACTATTAATACGAATACCAATACAATCAAAACAGATGTCGGTACTATCAAGACTGACACAGCAACAATTAAGGCTGATGTAGCTGTTATTAAAACCAACACTACACCTGCTGGGTAAACTCGAAAGGGTTTACTTTAAGATATGATATTCAAACAATGATGATTGCAATAACCTTGCAGTGTGGGTACAAGCATAATAGCTGGCTACGCATAATATCATATCTTAAAGTAAATCAACATAACAAGGAGGATGTACTTATGACTCTACTTGAAGCTGTAAATGCTATCCTACCTTATTTAGGACAGCATGTTATTACACGTGTAGAAGATTCACGGAACCCTACAGTATCTCGTATCGTTGCAGCTATTGATCGACAACGTAAGAGTGTACTTGCAGAGGGTCACTGGTTTAACGAAGTTCCTAATAAGGTACTATTGTTAAACACAGACAAGACAATTGATGTACCGCTTAATACATTAGCTATTTATGGTGTTACCAAACGTGTAGCTAAACGTGGTCCTAAACTGTATGATATTGATAATGACACACGGTACTTTACTGGACCTGTTAAAGTTAAGGTTATCTATGATTACCCATTTGAAGAACTACCAGAATACGCTGCACAGTACATTACGTATTTAGCAGGTATCGAAGTGTACGTCTCTGATTATGGTGTGGAGAACTCTATTCAACTTATGACAGAACGTAAAGAAGCTAACCGTTTATTATTAGTTCAAGAGAATATGCGTAATCGTAAATGGAACAGTAATGATGCAGCTATGCGTCGTAGTCGCTTCCAACGATATTTAAGACGATAGGAGTTATTATGATTCTTGAGGGAGTGTACCCGTCATTCTTGAAAGGTGTATCACAGCAAACACCTCAAGAGCGTAGTGACGGACAATTAGGCGCACAGCTTAATTTATTATCTGATGCTGTAACAGGTTTACGTAGACGTGGTGGGGTTAAATTCCAAGCCAAGTTGACAGGTATCCCTAATAGTAGTTATATACGCTTAATTGACATCAATGGTGTTAATTATATTATGATTGTAGATACTGTTACAGGTACTCTAAAGATTTATAATTTTAATGGTTCTTTAATTAAGGAACATCAAACAAATTACCTTAAGTCTTCTAACGGTAAGGCTAGTATCCGTAGCACAGTCTCACGTAACAACTGCTTTGTATTAAATACAGAACAAGTTATTACTAAGACACCTACGGGTGGTACTAATCCAACACCTAATCCAAGTACTATGGGTTATATCAGTATTCGCTCTGGTCAATTCTCTAAGATGTACTCTGTTGTGATTAAATCTGGAGACTACACTGTAAACCTACAAGCAGCGACATCTAGCAGTGAGGCAGAGCACGCATCTCCCGAGTATATGGCAACATGGTTTGAGAATGCTATCAAAGGTGACGTAACACTTAATACACGGTACACAGTAAGTAGAGATGGTGCTACAGTTGCACTCAAAGCTAAATCTGCCAATGATCCGAATTTATTGGTTATTGAATCAGGTACAGGTAGTACTTATATTCAGACGAGTAATGCTAGTCGTGTACAGGGTAAGCAAGACATCATTGCTAATCTACCTGATTTATTAGATAAGTATATTATAGCGGTAGGTACAGTAGGTAACTCCTCGTACTATCAGTACGACGCTATGACTAGTACTTGGAAAGAGTGTGGTATTTACGAAGCCCCTTATAAGTTCACTAACGAACCTATTTACTGGTATTTTGATGATACCGATACTATTCAAGTTAAGACCTTAGATATTCAACCACGTACAGCAGGTGATGACGATAATAACCCATTACCGAAGTTTGTGGATTTTGGTATCACTGGTATTAGTGCCTATCAATCACGTTTAGTACTTCTTAGTGGTTCATATGTGAATATGAGCGCTACCGCAGACTTTAACGTATATATGCGTACTACTGTAGAAGAATTACAGGATGATGACCCTATTGAAGTGTCTAGTACTGCTTTGAGTGCTGCACAGTTTGAATACGCTGTTCCGTACAATAAAGATTTAGTTTTATTGGCTCAGAATCAACAAGCTGTTATCCCAGCCAATAGTACTGTACTTACACCTAAGACGGCTGTTATCTACCCAAGTTCAAAAGCTAATATTAGTATGGCTAGTGAACCACAGGTAGTGTCTCGTAGTTTGTATTATACATATCAACGGGGTACAGATTATTATCAAGTTGGTGAGATGATTCCTAATGATTATGCAGATGCTCAGTACTATGCACAGAACTTAGCAGACCATATTCCGTTATATGCTACGGGTGTTTGTACTTCAATCACAGGTAGTACTACAGATAATATGGCAGTGTTCAGTTCAGACCAGAAAGAGTTACTTGTACACCAGTACTTGTGGGCAGGTGAAGACCGTCCATTAATGAGCTTCCATAAATGGGAATTACCTTATGATGTGCTTCATGTACAATTTCTACAAGAGTACTTAGTACTATTTATGGATGTGGGTGACGATCTGGTAGTTGGTACTGTTAACGTACAGTTAAACCAACTAGATAATAAACCTATCCCATTCTTGGACATTTACCAATACGTAGATATTGTAGACGGGGAAGGTACATTACCTGAGTTCTTACCAGATGGTGAGTTAGTAGCTGCGGTATACAGTTCTGAGACTATGCGTCATGCTATGGTTCAATACGAAATCGAAGGTACTAAGATTAAGTGTCAATTCAACGGACGTATTTATCTAGGTGTACCTTATGAAAGTTCACTCACACTAACACCTCCTTTTGTTAAAGATGATAAAGGTCGAGTAGTTGCTGGTAGTAATAGTACAGTAGTCGATCTTACAATGACATTCAAGGGTACAGGTGAGTTTGAGTACCATGTTTCTGATGCCTATGGTGATGTGTTTGATGGTGAAACATCCGCACAGGCTTGGTCAGAAGCACAACTAGGGTATACGCGAGTAAATACAGTTAGTGATGTTAAATTCCCGTGTGGTACATTATTAAGTTCGACAGAGTTTAGTGTTAGAACTACTGGTACAACTGAGTTAAACATCATTAGCACTAGTTATAATATTCGTGTACCAAACAGAGGACGGAGACGTTTATAATGGCTATGAATATGCAAGGTGGTATGCAAGGCGCACAAACAGGTGCATCTATCGGAAGTAATTTCGGTCCTTATGGTGCAGCCTATGGGGCTATTATCGGAGGTGTATTAGGGTTACTAACACCTGACAAGGATATGGAAGCCTTAAAAGCATACAACAAACAAGTGGTACATAACTTAGGTTCTACGTTATTCGATATGGATCGTCAGCGTAACATAGAGAACTTACGAACATCTCAAGCACTTGACTCTTATCGGACACAGGGTCAAGTAGCTGCTTCTCAGTTTAATGCAGCATTCGGTGCAGCGGATATTATTGGTGCAAGCGCTGATGCTCTTAAGAGTACTTTAGATCGACAAGTTCAACAAGCTACACGACAAGTGTGGATCGATTGGGAAGTTGGTGTGGATAACTATAACACTCAAATTAATGAGGTTGTAAACCGTGCAGCAGGTTCTTTACGTCGTAGCAAGGCTGAGACATCTAAGGTAGATTATGCAGGGATGTTTAAACAAGGTATGGATATGTACCAACAATATAAAGGTGGTTCTACAGGAACTACTACAATGAGTTCCACAGGTGGTGGTTTATCAGGATTATCCGATTTCGGATCATTCGGTAAATCTGGTTCTGCTATGGGCACAAGTTCAGCAGGGTCATTAACAGCGTAATATGGAGGGTATATGGCTACTCAAATTCAGATGCCAAATGTACGTGATGTACAAGTAAGTAATTTACAAGCTATCGAACGTCCAGCAGAAGGTAATGCATTGAGTAGCTTTATGCAAGACATATTACCTGCTGCGGACAAAGCTTTACAAACATATAATAAAGAAAATGCTGATCGTCTTATTGCATTAGGTCGTAGTGATCAAATGAATGACGTCCAGCGTGAGGTGAACTGGCTTGATGGTAAATACTATAATCAGGGTAAAGAATACCAGAAGTTAGTAGCTACACAAGCACAGCAACTTCAACAATTCAATGCACGTATCAAAGAGATGGCAGACAGTGGTGCAAGCTCGGATGAGATGTACCAAGTAGGTAAAGAGTATTTAACTCAATACACAGATGCTATCTATAACAGCGATCTTGATGCTGACTTTAAAGAACATCTTTATAAAGAAGGTTTAAAAGAGAACGCTGTATATCAGAAAACTATCAAAGCCACACAACAACGTGTTGCTATCGACAAAGCTTACCAAAGTACATTAACATTACAGGCTAACTATGTAAATACATTACGTACTACAGAGTTAAGTGGTGATGAGTTAGACGTACTTACGTATTCGTATGTGAATCGTTCTGTAGCTGCTAAGATGACTGCTGATCCTAATTTAACATTAGAAGAGGCTACAAAGTCAGCACAGGATGAAATCGCAAGTGCATTTAAGTTTATCGGGCAGCAAATTGATCCTACAGCACAGGGTGCAGATCAAGTGGTAAATAAACTACGTGGTATGGTAGACCATGCTTATACTAAAGGGTATGTAGATTTAGATACTCTTACAGATATACGTAAGGTTGCTGATGATATTCATGTAGGTATTACTAACTACAACGATACTATGGCTGATCGTAAAGTGACTGAGTATATTGCTAGTGTTGAAGTGGGTGAAGTTCCTTTAGATTCTGATGATTATAATGAACAGATACATGCTATTTATAGTAACCCTAATTTGAGTGAGGATAAGAAAACAGCTTTGACTCGTCAATTAACTAACTCTTACGTAGCTCAACATAATAAGGTTATGAATGCGGACATCGATATTAACACTATTGATCAATTCCCTGACATGATTGACTTTATTGCAAGCACAGGTAAGGGTGAGGATACGTTTGTAAACCTTTGGACACAGAAGCATCTAAGAGAAGCTAATGGTGATGTTTTACAAGGTGGTATGGCTATGATTAACCATGCCTTCTCAGGTAAGACAGATGTACCAGAATTAGCTAAGAAAGGTGCTGAGTACGCTAGTTCACAATTTACAGGTTTTATGGGTATGACTCAAGCTGAGGCTGAGAAAGACCCTTACTACAAGAACCGTGAGCAAGTGTTTAATACAATGGCAGGTATGTACCGCAATTATTCACAAACAAACCCAGCACGCGCTGCACAGTTACTTGCTGGTGTTCCAGAAGAATATCGTGGAGCAGTAGAGCAGTTATGGCGTAATGGTGGTCGTATGACTGATGCTCGTGAATTAGTACGTAATCCCGTTAATCGTCAAGTTCGTTATGAGAACATTGATAAAGCGACAACTGCATTAACAGCCGATACTACTAAATTAGATAAATGGTTTAGTCGTGGTCATGGTGGTGGCTTCTGGAATAGTCAGAAATCTGCTGTTAAAGATTCACAGCTTAATGCTATTATTATTGCTGCTAAAGCTGGTAAGTTCCAGTTAGCACCAAGTACCACTACAGCTAGTCCTGAACTTCTTATGGCTAACATGGAGGCTTTAGGTATGCTACAGAAGTCACCTAAAGGTTATGCGAGTACTGTCTTAACACCTAATGCTGCTAATGTGGTAAAAGGTATGAAGTCAGATAATGGTGTTCCATTAAGTTCTGATCTATTAGGTATAGTAGTAGATAATTACCGTCAAGAGATTGCTAAGAGCCTTAAGACCCGACCAGAGGATATTGTTGTATCTTCTGATGAGGGTGGTACAGGTTTATATTTCCAAGCTTATGACAAAGAAGGTAAGTTAGTAAATGTGTCAGGTGTTGCAGGTATGCAAGGGGCACAGATTACAATGAACCGTCTACGTAATGATATGGCTAAGGAGTATAGTAATCGTGGTAGTAAGCAATTAGCTGCTACTAAGACTTACTCAGGTGGTTTAGTTACTGGACCTTCAAACACGTTATATGGTGAGAATATGCGTCGCTACGGTGGTGCTATGTCTGGTGGTCGTGCTAGACCTGTTACTATCAATAGTAATGGTAGTCTAGGTACATTCCCACTTAAGCGTATTGGTGGTGGTACAAGTACCGTTCGTATTCCAGCTAACATGGCAGGTATGTTCAATGGTAATATCGGATTAGCTAAACAGTTAGTAAGTAACTTCAATACATTCGAATCTTTCGCAACTCAACAATCCTTTGTTAAAGGTGTAGGTGGTGCAAGTTCGGGTAATGTGTATGGGCACGGTATTCGCATGGATAAGCACCCTAAATGGAAGGCTAAGTTTGATGCAGTAGCAGGTGATCCACAAGGTATTATGAAAGTTGAAGCAGACTTCTTTAACGAGTACTTTAAGGGTATGGGTAATCGTTTAGCTAAAGTTGGTGTACCTATTCCTACAGCAGCCCCTTATCCACCACAGTATAAACAATCTGTTATGTTGTTAGCAGATGCATGGTGGCATGGTGGTGGTGGTGCAGCAGATACTATTACACGAGCTATGAACGCACCTACTTATGCAGATGGATTACGCATTCTTAAAAGTATGCGTATCTATTCAGCAGGTGGTGATACACAAGACAAACGAGAGAAACATCAACGTAACCGTTTCTACCGAGACGCATTACGTCAACATTTTACAGCACAAGGTAAACGATAGGAGGATATTATGGCTGGACTTTTTACAGGAACGCAAGAATCTAAATTGTTACCAGAGGTTCAGCCTGAACTACCTATTGTTCCTGCTGGTAATGTACCTAAAATTAAACATGTTATAAACACACAGCCACAAGGTCAAGCTGATGAAGTTGACCTTACTACCGAGACTCAGCAGTTAGAGAGCTTAGAGCGAGAAACACCTCCATCTATATTGGATACAGCTATCGCAGGATTCGCACCTACTGGACGAGATTGGTTACGTAGTGGTGTAGATAAATTAAGATATGACCGTGACCCTAACTTTACACCTGACGAATTTACAGATCAGTTCTTTAAAGATTGGGGTATGCAACATGCAGATGAAGCGGAATATCTTAACAAAGCAGTAAACTATGAAGATTGGAAAAGTCGTACAGAACGTATCGTGTCTAAACGTGAAGATGCTAAAGCATTAGCAGAGAACCCTATTACAGGTATCGCAGCTAGTCTTATTGACATCGACTTACCTTTGGCAGCTATCCCTTATTTAGGTTGGGCAGCTAAAGGTTCACGTATGGCTCAAGTTGGTGTACGTGCAGCACAGGCAGCTACAGCAGCAGGTGCAGCTTATGGTGTAAACGTAGCATTAGAAGATCAATCTATCCGATCTGAGGACGAGCGTTTTATGGATTCCATTACGTTTGGTTTAGGTGCTGGTTTACGGGCTATTAAACCTGTACAACATCTTGATGACGCTATTAGTGCTGAACTTAAAAGTTTAGGTTCTACAGATCATCTTATTGAACCACATGTACAACAATCTTTAGAGGCTGCTAAAGAGGATATTATTAAATCTACATCTATGCCTATTAGTACACCGAGTGGCGCACCTTCCGATATAATTAAAAAACATGGTTGGTTAGCAGAGTTATCTAGTTCTTATGATAAGCTTTACTATTTGACTCAAGGCGATAACTCAACACTAGTTAATCGTTTATTAACAGGTGTACATAATAATGGTGATGATGTAGCTACAGCACAAGCAGCTTACTTAAATAACTACTCATGGCGTTTAGCTGGTTTAGAGAAAGATTTAAGCGATGCTGTATCAGAAATTACATTGGTTAAACCTAACCCTATTACTCGCAATAATGGATCGTATGGTAGAGCCACACAAGAAACAATGGAGAAATTCCAAGAGTCTATGCAACGTTTAGATGCTAAAGTCTTGGAGCTGACTGAGCAATTAGGTCAAGTACCTTCTGATGCAACTATCAAGCAACTTATTAATACTATCGAACCACATCCAAGTATGCAACGTGTTATGCGAACCTATATTGATTCAGGTTTTGCTACACGCGTACTAGATGATGCTAAAGCGGTAGGATTCTTAGAAGCAGAAGGTGCTGATCAGATTGTACGTCGTAGCACTTACATGCCTGTACGTCATAGCTATGATCGTATATTGGATGCAGTCGAAAATCGTAAGTTGGGTTCGTGGGATGATATTGCTCATTTCTACGGTAAGCAGATTTCCCGTATCTATCCTGAACTGTTAAATCCTAAAGGTAATTTCAAATTAACTGAGAAGCAGATTGGACAACACTTCTTGCAAACACAACGTGATGCTGCTCGGAATTTGTCTGAGGTAGCAACCACAGGTATGACTAAGGAGCAGATTCATGATGTACTTACCCGTGCAGGTTTAAGTAATGAGGATGCTAGTGGTGTAACTGCTCGTATGTTTGAAGCTTCTAAAGATGCACAAGGTCAACCTAAGAACCTACGTAAACGTATGGATTGGGATTGGAATATGACGTATAAGTCTAGTACTGGTAAAACATTCGGTATGAAAGACTTAACAGATTCGAGTACCTTTGGTAATCTTGAAGAGTATTCCCGTCGTATGGCTGCTCGTAATGGTCTAGCGCAGTACGGCATTAAGTCTGAGGCAGAGTTGGATAACTTATTAACTTCGTACTTAGATAAATTACCTAAAGGACAAGACCCACAGAAAGCACGGAAGTTCTTTCAAGCAGTCCGTGATGACTTACTAGGTCGTCCTATCGGAGAAGCTGCACCAGAAGCTTTACGTACATCTCAAGCAGTAGCAGATATGATGTTATTAGCTAACTCTGGTCTATACGGTATTATCGACGTAGCAACTCAGGTTTATAAGACTGGTGTGGTACGTAGCTTCCCACATGTCTATCGTGGTCTAAAGACTGCTGTTAAAGGTATGAAAGGGTTTAGTACTACTGAGGCTAAGACGTTGGAGGACATCTTCACAGGTAAACTTATTGCACCTTCACGCTGGAAGAACTTCATGAGCCACTACTCAGATGGTTATTCTGTATCTAACGGTATCCATGAGGCTGCGCAGTACTACAGTCAGAGTACACGTTTCTTAAACCTATCTGAGTATCTTAAACGATTCCAGATCGGTATGTTAATGGGTGTGTATGGTGATGTATTACGTGGTGTTGCTAATGGTAATGCTCGTGATATTAAATACATGAAGAATAAGATGAAGGTATCTGATGAACTGCTTAGCGCTATCCAAACTGAATGGAAAGCTAAGGGAGGTAATATAGATTCTTGGTCTAACGCTACTCGTGTTGCTCTTGAACAGAAGATTTTCAACGAGTCTGATAACCTAGCATTCAACATCCAGAAGGGTGAAATACCTAGTATCCTTGAGCATAGTACAATGGGTAAGGTTGTCTTCCCATATATGCGTTATGCATTTGCTATGCAACAGAAGGTACTACGTCGTACATTGAATCGTGATGGTGCAGTAGGTCTAGCTCTACTCATGGCAGCACAAATGCCAGCAGCTATGTTAGTAGGTGCAGCAATTAACGTGCGTAATGGTAAAGAACCTGATGAAGACCTTGCTAAGATGACAGTTAAGACTATGAGTGCTTTAGGTTCTTGGAACTACCCATTAGAGATGCTTATTGGAGGCGTGGATCAAAGTTCAGTAACAGCTTTAGCCCCGTTAGGTAAAACATGGAATTTTGTGAGTGAATTGGCTACAGGAGAGCCAGACTTAATTACGCTAAAGAAAAACAGTATTGCTAACTCAGCAGTATTGTTAGATGCTTTAGCATTAGCTTTTGAGGATTGATAATTTATGAATATACTACGCTCATTTACAGAGACAGTGGTGACTACACCTACAGATACTTTCTCTATCAGTTTTGAATATGATGAGAAATACGATGCTGTACATGTCTTTCTTAATGACGTGGCAGTTGAAGACTTGGGATACACTGTATCTCAAGTTAATGCTGTTACTCTAAAAATTGAACCTGCTATTCCAGAAGGTACTGTTCGTATTGAACGTGAGACTGACATTGATAAGATGAAGTACATCTTTGATGCTGGTGCGCTGTTTATTGATCAGAATGTGGATGCGGATTTTAGACAAATCGTACATTCCCAGCAAGAGGTACGTGACGGTTTTATTAAACTACGTGGTGATGTACTACCATTAGTGCATGGTTTACAAGAAGCTTTGCAACAAGCACAGGAGGCTAGCGAAGCTGCTCAAGAAGCTGCTGCTGCTGCGGAAGGGGCTGCTCAGCAAACACGAATGGCTGAGAAGGTTATTGATAAATCGGGACTGACTCAACAACAAATCAACGATGCTTGGCTAACTGTTGAGAATTTTGGTGCTAAAGGTGATGGAGTTACAGACGATAGCGCAGCATTCCAAGCATATTGTGATAGCCCATTTACAGGTGCTAATATTCGTCTAGCTAATCGTAGGGCTGTGTATATCATTAAAAAGCAAGTGGACTGTAAGGGTAAGGGTATTGTAGGTAACGGTTTTGGTAAACAATCCCAAGCTGCTTACGACTTAAGCAGTATCCGCGTAATGGAGGGTGACTACACGAATAGTAATGCCGATCTAGCTGATATTGCATTCATTAACGTTGGTGCTGAGGTTCGTAATTTGCAATTTGTGTCTAGTAATTTAGGTACAATTAGCGGTATCAATGTTAGTGGGTATAATACAACAATCAATAATGTGAACTTCACAGGTTTTAAGAATCAGGTACATGTAGTAGGTGCTTCTGTACGTTTCAGTGTGTCTGATCTAACATCTATTGGTGCAGCAAATGCTGGGTTTTATTTCCGCGATAAACAGAATGATCAAAGTACGACTGCGTACTTCAATCAGTGCTCATGGCAGTGGGGTAATAAGGCTGTGGTCTTTGCGAAAGAAGCATATGGTTGTGTTTTCCGTGATAACATCGTTGAGTATATGGATGGTGGTTTTGAGGCTTCTGTATTCTCTAACTGTATATTTGAAGGTAACTGGTGTGAATCAACTCGTAGTGGTAATGCTGTTGATTGGATTGTCAACACTAGCCACCAGCAGTTATTTAACTGTAAATTCGGAGTCAACTACATCCGTGCCCCGTGGTTAGATCGTACTAACCCTAACGATATTGCTGGTTCTAACAGTGCTGGTGGTATTCAGGCGAAGAACAGTGCTGTCGCAGTAACAGGTGCTACAGGGGCGAAAATCAGATTAAATACGAATGGTTTAAGTACTGGTTTTGCTGATTGGTTTGGTGTTTCAAACAGTCCATTAAGTAGTCGCGCACTACTGCTTACAACACAAGACCGAGCATCTGGAAGCAACTATGATACACCTATTGTTATTGCTGCTCCAAACGGTTGCCTGTGGGAAAGAAATAGGAGCGCTACAGATTATACACCAGTAACAAAACGAAGATTAATTGGAGCTAATGCGGATAATACTGCTGCATACTATGGGGTTGATACTTATACTAAGCGTGTACGTAAGTGGAGTACATTTGATCACACCACTAATACCTCTGGTCAATTCTTAGCACCTATTATGCTAACTTATGATTCTGCTGCAACTACTCAGCAAGTTAATGCAGGTTGGAGTATTACTAAGGAAGCAGGTACTACAGGTATTTATATTTTACAAAGAACTGCATCAACTGTAGCGCCTATGGCTAACCCTAATTTTGTAGTTGGGGGTATATTCACTGGTTCTGCTACAGGTACTCTCGCTGCGGTTAGTTATAGTCTACAGGCTATTGAGACTTACTCAGGGTCTTGGACAGTGTATAAAGAGGCTGCTGGATTTAAGATAGCTTTTAGAGATCAGACTGGTGCATTAGTCAATGTTAACAGATTCACCGCTATGTTTACTGTGGTATCTGGATTTTAATTAGGAGGTAATATGAACTACATAGATCAGGTCTATGCCGTTCTGATCTATGTATGGTCAGGCTTAGATAAACTGATTGTAGGTGCTGCTGCTACATCTTTTGTAGTGGCACTACTACGCACTAAGAAAGAGGATAATAAGTTCTCATTTATTGAAGCACTACTTTGTGGTATCTTTACAGCTATCGCATTAGTAGGTATGAGCTTCTTAGGAACTTTAACAGGTATCATTGTACCTGAAACATTAACTGCTGGCGCTGCTCACGTAGTGGCTGGCTTCATTGGTTGGTACGGTACAGTGAGAACTATGCAATATTTAGAAGGGAAGGTGTCAAATGATTCTGACTAAAGACGGGTTTAGTATTATCCGTAATGAATTATTCAGAGGTAAGTTAGATCAAACTCAAGTAGATGCAATAAACTTTATTGTAGAGAAAGCTACGGAGTATGGTTTAACTTATCCAGAGGCAGCTTATTTACTAGCTACTATTTATCACGAGACTGGTTTACCAAGTGGTTATCGAACTATGCAACCTATTAAAGAAGCTGGTTCGGATAGCTACCTTCGATCTAAGAAGTACTACCCTTACATTGGTTATGGTTATGTACAGTTAACTTGGGAGGAGAACTATGTACGTATTGGTAAACTTATTGGAATTGATCTGGTTAAGAATCCTGAGAAAGCGCTAGAACCCTTAATTGCTATTCAGATTGCTATCAAAGGTATGTTGAATGGTTGGTTCACAGGTCTTGGGTTCCGACGTAAACGTCCAGTTAGTAAATACAACAAACAGCAGTACGTAGCTGCTCGTAATATCATTAATGGGAAAGATAAGGCTGAGCTTATAGCGAAGTATGCTATTATCTTTGAACGCGCTCTACGGAGCTTATAGGAGGGTTTATGGACGGTTATGGTCTAAGTGTTGAGGCTTGGGACGGTTAGGAGGTATTATATGGCAGGTAAGAAAACAGGTGCTAGTGTTAGCCGTCTATGCTTATTGCATGAATTGTTGGTAGATATGTTCATTAAAGACATCCAAGATGCTATCGAAGGTGACTACCCTTTAGCATCTGCTGATAAGAACGTTATCGTTACGTTCTTAAAGAATGAAAATATCACAGCCACACCTGATGCAGATGGTATGGCGAAATTAAAAGAAGAATTAAAAGACCTATCGGAAGCACAACGTGCGAAGGTAGATGCTTTAGTAACACAAGTTGAATCAGGTCAATTCGATGACCTGTTAGGACCTATGCAATAAGGAGTTGTTATGATTGATGCGACGTTCCGAGAACGCTTTAAAAGATTACGGGCACATGTTGCTCAATACAATGATAGACCAGAGTTAATCCCTAAAGAAGATCGTGAAATGTTCGCATTAATGTTTGCAGGGTTATTCCTGAGTTTTCGAGACTTTGCTGAGTTAGGTATGGCTTATCTCGGTTTTAAGATGTCGGAGATTCAGGAGGACATTGCAGACTACATGCAACATGGTTATAAGTACCGTATGGTGCAGGCACAGCGTGGGCAGGCTAAGAGTACCTTAGCTGCTTTATACTGTATCTGGCGCCTTATACAGCGTCCTAAAGACCGTTGTTTGATTGTATCTGCTGGTGGTGATCAGGCTGACTCTATCGCGCTGATCATTACACGTATCATTAACCAGTGGGATATTTTATGTTGGATGCGTCCAGATACGACCAGAGGTGACAGGGATAGTGCTAAGAACTATGATATTCATTGTGATCTAAAAGGTATTGATAAATCCGCTTCTGTATCGTCTGTAGGTATTTCTGCACAGTTAGCAGGTAAACGTGCTGACTTTCTGTTAGCAGATGATATTGAGGTTATGCGTAACTCTATGACTCAAACAGAGCGTGAGAAGTTAGCATTACAAACTCGTGAGTTCTCCGCTATCTGTATTCATGGTGACATCATGTATTTAGGTACACCTCAGACTAAGGACTCGATTTATCGTGAACTACCTCGTCGTGGTTTTAGTGTGCGAGTTTGGACAGGTCGTTACCCTACAAATGAAGAGTTAGAACGTTATGGATCAGGTACAGAGATTGCACCTATGATCATGAAGCGTTTATTAGAAAATCCAGAATTACAAACAGGTGGTGGTATCGAAGGTAACAGAGGGCAACCTACTGACCCTAATCACATCGGAGAAGAAACCCTACAATCTAAAGAGTTGGACTATGGTCCAGAAGGTTTTGCATTACAGTATATGTTAGATACAACATTATCTGATGAGATGCGTACCAAGATTAAACTATCAGATATTCCTGTAGTCGGTACAGGTACAGATTCCGCACCAGAGGTGGTACAGTACAAATGTGATCCAACTACAGCATATAAAGAATTAACACCAGCAATGACAGCCTTTCGTATGTATTGGGGTATTGGTTCTGATAAGTCTGTACCATTTGAACACAAGGTTATGATTATTGACCCTGCTGGTTCAGGTGGGGACGAGATTGCATTCGCTACAGGTGCAGCTACTAACTCTTATATCTATCTACTATCGGTAGGTGGTTTTAAGGGTGGTACAAAAGAAGAGAACTTGAATAAGGTTATCATGAAGATGGTTACGTCTGGTATTAAGGATTTAGACATTGAACGTAACATGGGGCATGGTACTGTTACTCAGTTAGTTGTAGCTCAAATTGAGAAGTTGCGTTTAAAGGCTTCTAAAGGCTCACAGGACGAAGATTTCCTTGAACTGCTACAATCCTACGGAGTTACCCATTCAGAGCTTAACAGCGCGCTCTCAGGCGTTGCTGTGAACGATTATTTCGTTACTACTCAGAAAGAGCGTCGTATCATTGATACTATCTCTCCTGTGACTCGTCGTCATAAATTAGTAGTGACAAGTTCAGCTATTCAAGAAGATTGGGAATACTGCTTACAACATCCTATGGAAAAGCGTAATCAATATAGCTGTTTCTATCAGTTAGGTAACATTACTTACGATAGAGGTAGTTTGGTGCATGATGACCGTGCTGACTGCGTACAACGGTTAGTAGAGCGTCTATCACCATTCTTAGCTAAAGATGATGAGGCTGGTGCAGTTAAACGTCGTGAGGAAGAGATTGCAGAGTGGAGACGTAATCCTATGGGTTATACACACGGTAAGTTCGCTAACACTGGTATACGTAGAGGTTCAGGAACTACTAAGAAGTTTGGAGGTCGTCGTAAATGACAGAACAAGAAATTAAAGAAAGACTAACTCGTAATTGGTTAGTCATCAATGCTGCTAAGCAGTTAGTACTATTCGTAAAGGAGAAATTAAATGAAGGTAAATCTATCAGCACTAAAGAAGATCAAGCACAGTGATGCAGTTAATGTAGTAAGCACTCTAGGAACCATTGTAGAGAGCGCTAAGGCTGTTAATTCAGTTCAGGAGTATAAAGGTAAGGACAAGGTTAATAAAGGGCTATCAGGAGCTTCTAAAGCGCTAGATATAGCTGCTGTTATTCTTAACATTCTAAAGTAGTTTACTAAGGACTGTTGGTGACTTATGTGGGAAGGTTCTCTTGCAAGTTATAGTTGAATCCAAAATTTGACATATATTTGTGAAAGGG